ATTTATTGCTACTGGTTTATCCCCAACCTATACCGCTGTAGGCAATGTGTATACATTAGTTGTTATCAATGTTAGTGGAAATATTAGTGCTGGACAAATTGTAACGGGAACTGGATTTGATGGAACACAAACTGTTAGTAGTGTAACACTTTCAGGAACCACTTCAGTTACAGCAACAGTTGTATTAAGTGCGCCAGCAACAGGTACTCCTAGTGGTACTATAACATTTGGTGTTGCTGCCAACGGTTATTTAACTCTAGATCCTAACAGCGTTTATAACAACAGTGCCGATGGTACTGCGTTGAATGCCATGACCTATGTAAGTAAGGCCAGTGGACCAACGGGTACTACTTATACTGCGGTAACTTTTGATGTACCATTTAGAACTACATTACCAGTTGTAGACAGTTATATGACCGTGTCTGGACAAAGCAATACTAGTTACAACGGTACATATCAAATTTTAACGGTTAAAAATCAAACTCAAATTAGTGTTGCTAGTGTAACAGGTCTAAGCGTAGGCATGGTTGTTACTGGCACTGCATTAACTTTAAGCAATGTTGTAAGTGCAGGCGGTGGAGCATTCACATGTACTTCGTCGGTAGTGTCTGCACAGACTGCATTAGTGGTAGGCATGTCTATAACTGTTACTGGTACTCTAACTGGAATCACATGGGCCAGTTATATTTCAGGTAACACTTATACTGTTAGTGCAACTTCTAACAATACCAGTTTTACTTTAACAACTGCTCAAGGCGGTGCGCTTACTGTAACCAGCGGTACTCCTGGTGGATTAACGTTCTCTCTCAACACTGGTGCTGTTTTCCAGCCAAGTACAACTATACAAAGTATTAATTCTAATACCAACACATTTATTGTTAGCCCGGCATGCTGGTTACCAGCTGGATCGTTTGTAACAAGTACATTGGTATCTACCTTAAGTGGAATCAGCATTACCAGTGGCGGAACATCGTATGGCAGCGGAGTTGCTCCTACTATTACAATTACAGGCGGCGGAGCAATTAATCAAGCTATTGCAACATGTACTGTTGCTAACGGTGCTATTGCTTCTGTAACTGTGGTAAGTCCTGGATATGGTTATACTAGCAATCCAACTATTACACTTAGTTATGGTAACGGTGAATTAACCCCAGTATTGTCTAGTAATCCTACTACTAACAGCGTTATTAATGCAGGTATTATATCTACACAAGTTACACTAGCGTATCCCACTGATCCTGGAAGTTTTACTGGCGGTACTACTACAGCAGTTAGCGGATTTAATAGTTTATCAGGTAGTGGTCCGTATCTGGCCAGTGTAAATCTTACACTAACAAATATTCCTGCGGCTGGTACATATTACCGCGTAAGCAACAATAGCAATCCATTATACAATGGTTACGCACAAATTACTGGAATTTATTCTACTACGGCTAGCGCAACTAGCGGCACTACTAATGGAACAACACTGGCTAGCGTTTCAGGATTAACTGTTGGAATGCCAATTCAGTTTACTGCTAATAATGTTCAGAACACAACATTAACTGCTACCAGTGCCAGCGGGGGGTTGTTAACATTAAGTTCAACTACTGGCTTGACTGTCGGACGTAGTATTGTGTTCACTGCTGTTACGCAAAGTGATTTACTAACAGCAACCACTGCTACTGGAAACTTATTAACATTAAGCACTGTATCAGGTTTAGTAGTAGGTGAACCAATTGTGTTTACTCAAGTAACACAAACTCCGACATTAACTGCTACAACTAATTCTGGGGGACTGTTAACACTAAGTTCAACTTCTGGGCTAGTGGTCAATCAGCCAATTGTGTTTACTTCTGTGACACAAACACCAACTGTTGTATCTACAGCAAGTGCGGATAATTCAGTTACCCTAAGCGGCACAGCAGGTTTATCAGTTGGCTCTAGTTTTATTCCTACAGTAGTAACCACTAATACAGCTACATTGACTGCTACCAGTGCCAGTGGAAATTTAGCTACGTTAAGTAGCACTAGTGGTTTAACTGTGGGTCAGAGTATTATATTCACAGCAACAAGTCAAGCAACAACATTAAGTACAACATTTACTGCTACTGCCAGCACAACAACTGGTATTATTGGTAACGGCGCGGCTGTCCCGTCAGCTGGCACAGTGTTTACTCCAACTGGTACTGTAACAGGTACATTTGCGGTAGGCATGGTATTGACTGGTGGTGCCTTAACTAGCACTAGTGGTGTGTATATTACTGCCGCTAATCAGGCATTGTTTACTGGCACATTTGCCACAACTACCTTAAACGTCTCAAACGTTAGTTCAGGCTCACTAAGTGTAGGTATGCTTATTACTGGAACAAGCGTAACTGCTGGTTTATACATTGTTGCATTTGGAACAGGCACTGGTGGTATCGGTTCATATACAGTAAGTGCTAGTGCAAGTGGTACTCCAACTACAGGCACAAGTTTTACAGTTAACGCCAGCACACTACAATCTAGTACAGCTATCAGTGGTGCAAATAATTTAATCACAGTGTCTAGCACAGCCGGCATGGCCATCGGCGAATGGTTTACTGTAAGTAGTAACGTTGGCGGACTACTAAGTTCAAACAATTACTATATTACACAACTACTAGCCAACGGCACTCAACTGGCTGTGAGTGCTTCATATGGTGGCTCAAACGTTACATTGTCTAATGCCAGCGGTCCTGTGAATGTAACAGCAGGCGGCCAAATGGGCGGAGTAATTTCTGGAACTACTTATTATATTGCCAGCATTGCCAGCAACCAAGTGACCTTAAGTACAAGCCCGACACTTTCTCCTGTAACTACACTAACACAAACTAATAGTGGTACAAGCGGATGGACAAGCATCGCTGGATCTGTGCTTGGTGGATTAACTAGCGGCACTACATATTATGTTGTAACTATTAGTAGTCCGAAAGTTACTTTAAGTACAAGTCCAACGTTGACTCCTACAGTGACATTTAGTAACGGTACAGCTGGTACAAGTGGATGGACCAGTGTAACTAATAGCATATTTGGCGGAGTTACTTCGGGTAGTACATATTATATTGCCAGTATTAGTACCAATCAAATTACAGTAAGTTCAAGTTTTGGAACTGGGGCTATAAGTGTAACCAATGGCGCTGGTTCATGGACTAGTATTGCCGGCGGATCACTGGGCGGCGTTGCTAGCGGAAGCACCTACTATATTAAAACAATTAATGGTGGTACTAATCAAATAACAGTAGCAACCGACGCGGCACTTGTTAACACCTTGACCGTTAGCAATTCTGCAGGAGCATGGAGCGGCTCGGGTGGTGGAAGTTTTGGTGGAATAAGTTCTGGTAGTACATACTATATCACAACCATCGATAGCGTAAACAAACAGATTACAGTCAGCAGTAGTAGCACTCTTACTCCATTAGTTAGCACTACACAATCTACAGGCAGCTGGACTGCTATCAGTGGAACAGTGTTAGGTAATATTGTTAGTGGAAATATGTACTACATATCTAGTATTGATACCGGTAACAAGAGTGTAACAGTAAGCTCAAGCCCGTCACTAACACCAGTATTAGGATTACAAACTTCTAGTATTTCAGCAAACGTTAATGCAGGGCCTATTACTGGCATGACCCTAAGTTATCCTTATAATCCTGGAACATGGGGTATAAAAACAACTTATCTAAGCAGTGACGGAACAACGGTTACGCTAAGTTTTGCCACACAAAGTAATAGTCCTGGAGTTAGTACTAATATCACAGTTAGTGGATTTAGTCCTAGTGGATATAATGGTAACGCTACTATTACTGCGGTAGGAACTACTAGCAGTACATTTGTAGGATATATTAGTGGAACGACCTTAACTGTAACTGCCTTAACTACCGGCGCCGTTGTATTGGGACAAATTATAACTGGTGCAAACACTAATTTAACTTCTGGTACGTATGTTACAGCATTTGTATCAGGTGTAAACGGTGGTGCTGGAACATACACTATCAACAATAGTCAAACTGTTGGAAGTATTTCAAGTTTGATTACCATGATTGGTGCTGGCAGTACAATTAGTTTTGCCAATGCAACTAATACTGCGGTAACAGTGCTTGGACAATTTACTGCTATTACTTCAGTAACTAGTGAAAATACTACAGGTAGTAGTACTCAATTAGGATTAGGAAAACCGTTTAGTGCTGGCACAGCAAGTACATTACGTTTAGGATATCCGGCAGCAGAAGGCGGACAAATTACCACACGTATCAGTACATGTCGTGCTACTGGACATGATTTCTTATACATTGGCACTGGTAGCTACACAACTACCAACTGGCCAACAGTTATCTATGGTAACCCGGCTAAGAGCGCACAGCAGAGTCAAGAGATCGTAGAAGAAGGCGTAGGTCGTGTGTTCTATGTGAGTACTGACCAAAACGGTATCTTCCGTGTTGGACGTTTCTTTACAGTTGACCAAGGAACTGGATCAGTTACATTCAGTGCAAGTATTGCCCTAAGTAACTTGGACGGTCTAGGATTCAAACGTGGTGTTGTTGTTAGTGAGTTTTCAACAGACACTGGTATGACCAACAACGCTAGTGATACAGTAAGTGTACAAAGTGCTGTTCGTGGTTACATTGACAGACGTTTAGGATTGGATCACGGTGGAAGCCCAGTGGCATTGTCCAATATAATTGGATATGGTTATCTAAGCCTTGGTGGTGGATTAGGCATGAAAGGTAGCCTTAACATGTCTGGTTACACTATTAAAAACGTAGGAACTCCAGAATTAGGAACCGACGGTGCTAATAAATCATATGTAGATTCAGGACTATCACTAGTCAGTAAATTGTCAACATTGACTGACGTGCAGGTATCAGCCTTGTCCAATGCACAATTGTTAGTTTATGATGCTACACTGACCAAATGGAGAAATGCAACAGCAACCGCTGGTGATGTGGCAGTATCATTCAACAGTGTGACTGGCGTAATTACACATGCTATTAACGCAGGTGTAATTGTCAACAGCCAGGTCAGTGCAAGTGCGGCCATTGCGCAAAGCAAATTGTCCATGAACGCGGCTGCTACACAAGCAACTGCATCTGGTATTGCACAGGCCAATTTGGGCCTGGCTAGTTTTGATAGTAGTCAGTTTACCAGTACCAATGGTTGGATAACGCATTTAACTAGTACCAGTGCCATTACAGGTATCCCTCTAGTTAAGATTCAACATATCAGTAATGGTACTATTTTAGGTAACTTGGGTAGCAGTTTTGCTAGTCCAACAACAGTAACTCCAAGCCAAGTTGTTACAAGTGCTGGTGGTATTATTAACAGCAATTTCAGCGCAAGTGGAGTAATGACTGTTACGTATGACGGAATCAGTACTGCCAACAATACCTACAGCGTGGTGGGAACTACAACTGCTGGAGGTAATGGCACCAACAGTTTGTTAAGGACCGGGCCTAACAAAGAAATTGACGTGGGTTTTGTAAAGATTGGTAGCTACAAGGCCGTTTCTTTAAATTCAACTACGCTGACATTTACAACACCTGGTAATTTTGACTACATGACTGCCACTGGTGGTAACGCAAGTAATACTGTAATTGCAACTTATGGTACACTGGATACCAGTAGCGGCACACTAAAGTCTACCTTGTTTACAACAGGTGGTAGTAGTGCAACTGGTCAGGTTATTGGTAATTGGAGTGTACAGGCTTCGAGTGTATGGGACGTGACCCTGGCTACATTAAAATCATTGACATTAACCACTGGCGGTGACTTGACAGCCGGTACCATACAAGGCAACTGGAGTTTGGTTGGTGCAAGTAAATTACAAGCCACTTACGCTGACTTGGCTGAATACTATGAAGGTGACCAAGAATACGAAGCTGGTACTGTGTTGGTGTTTGGTGGTGATAAGGAAGTAACCACAACTGGTCAAATCAACGACACACGTTCAGCTGGTGTGGTAACTACCAATCCAGCTTACATTATGAACAGTGAACAAACTGGTATAAAAGTTTGTATCGCACTGGCCGGCCGTGTACCTGTTAAAGTGGTAGGTCGTGTTAAGAAAGGCGACATGTTGACCACAAGTGCAACACCTGGATACGCTGTCAAGGCATTGAGTCCTACATTAGGTGCTGTGATTGGTAAAGCATTAGAAGACAAAGACTACGGTGAAGCCGGAGTTATCCAAGTGGCTGTAGGGAGAATGTAATGGCAAAACAAACTATCAATATCGGCACAGCGGCCAACAGCAAAAACGGCGATCCGTTGCGCACGGCATTTACAAAGGTGAATGCAAACTTCACTGAGCTGTATGCTGGCGCGGCAAATGAAACACAGTTGACAAATGGTGCTTATACCGTGACCTTAGGATCCGACGGCGTGTTGACATTGCCGTCAACTGTTGGTGATATTAAACGAGATGGAGTTAGTTTGTTTGCTCCTGTGACCAATAATAGTGATAACGTTTGGAATGTTGATCCAACTAGAACTGACACTTATACAGCCGATGGCAGTTTGTTAAAACCTTACAAAAGCATCACTGCCGCACTGGCTGGTATCGAAGCAAGGATTACAGCTGGAACATTAACCAACTTTGATGCAACTTCTACTTCTACTATTTTTCTTAACCCACAATTTATTGTGCTATCAGGTTCAACTACAGAAGACGTAACACTGACACGTGGGCACATTTACATTATTGGAGCAACACCGGATGCAGGCCATGTGCCAATTTGGATCACAGGTACTGTTACAATTACTCCTGGTGCTGTTAATAAAAATACAAACGACTTTGGCCTATTCAACGTGGCTGTTCTTGCCACAGGAGCTCATGGTATTGTTGTGAATGGCACTAACCCAGCCCGTGTTTTCTTAGAGGGGGTTTATGTTTATCAAAACACCAGCGGATACAGTTGTGTGTATATGACCAACAGCGGAGCAACTACCAAATTAGAGTTGACAGATTGCACAGTGAGTAGAGCAAGCGGTTCAACTTATTTGATTGATGTTCAAAATGGATATTGTAAAATTAACAATCTTGAAACCAACGGTACTGGTCAAGTATTGAATTATGCCAATGCTTCAACTGGCACACTATTAAACAGCGTAGTCGATGCTGATACCGGTGCAATTATTACACTGAGCGGAACTGTGGCATTTGGCATGGGCAACTGTATTCTAAACAATACTAGTACAGCGGCCAATACGTATGGTGTCACAATGAGTGGCACAGCAAGTATGCAGTTTGGTGTATGTACATTCAACGTGCCAGTCGCACAAGCAACCAATCGTGCTATTAATGGTGTTGCAGGCAATGTGGTATTATATACTGGTCCGGTATTCCAATACGGAACTTGCAATAAGATATCAACAGCAATTACCTTATTAGCATTGACAACAACATTCACAGCAGTCTAATACGGTAAATATACTAAACGGAGCAGAACATGCCATTACAACAGATTAACTTAGGTAACTACGCAAACGACGGTACTGGCGATGACTTGCGTACTGCGTTTCTTAAAGTAAACGACAATTTTGCCGCATTAGATACAGAATTTACTATTTTAGGCGGAGCCAACGTGGGCAGTGGCACCGGTGTGTATGCGTCACGTGATGGTGTGAATTTACAGTTTAAAACATTAACTAGTACAGACAGTACAGTTACGTTTACTAATACTTCTACCACAGTCAACTTACATGCTAACACACGACTGGCTAACGATCTTGCTCCCACACTGTCAGCTAATTTAAATCTAGCTGGACACAATATTGTCGGGCCAGGCGATACCCAAACTACAGTACGCGGCATTGATGTTCCTAATTTGTCTTTTTTAGTCAGCATGATTATTGAATCAGGTACTGTAAATGTTGACATGGGGTCTATACAAACTCCGGCGGGTCTTGACACTAATTTTAGAGGATACACTGTTGACATGGGTCAGCTGGTAGATCCTAAGCCCCAACTACAAGTAAATTTTGGAACAATTATCTAATGGCTTTAGATGTATGGACAAAACAGTCGGGAGCAAGTCTCGGCACTTTTACTGAACAAACATCAGTAAATATTGCCTTACCTATTGGCGGGGCATTAACTAATCCCAGTTATACCGGGCAAGGACATCATCCGGTTGCTACTTTACGAAATAGTGCCGGTGCCCCTTTTATTCGTAATGCTGTAAACAGTTATGTAGACGGCATTTATCAAATGCGTAATGATTTGCCTAATGCTCGCACTGTTAGTAATTTAGTAGTGTGGGATCAAGTCAACGAAGGTGAAGAAACTGATCCTACTGGATATAGCGGATTCATGTATGCATTTGGACAATTTTTAACACACGATTTAGAATTTGCTCGACCTGGTAGTACTAACATAGATGTTGTTGTGCCGGCAGGTGACACTAATTTAACTCCCGGAAGTCATATTCCAGTTAATCGTAGTGCTATTGCCCCAGGAACAGGTATAGCTGGTCATACAGCACTGCCAATAAATGATGTCACTGGCTGGATAGATTGTAGTGTTGTTTATGGACTTGCCTATCCTCCAGGTGTATCACAAGGTCCAACTGTTTTTCAAAATCCTATTAATTTAAGAGAAGGCGGTCAACCTGCAACTACTGGCAAATTGTCTACCAGCTCTAATGGACAATATGCACCTGTTGTTAATAATAGTTTTGTATTTGGAGATCCTCGAGGCACAGAAAATCCAGATTTAACGTCTATACAAACACTATTCATCAGAGAACATAACTGGCATGTTGACAGATTAAAAGTACTACATCCAACATGGACTGGAGAACAATTATATCAACGTGCTCGCAACATAGTTATTGCCGAATTTCAAAATATAACATATAAAGAATGGTTGCCAAAGATTGTCGGTGCTTCAACTATTCCGGCATATACAGGTTTTAAAACAAATATCGATGCCAGCGTAACTGTAGAGTTTGCTGTGGCAGCAATGAGATTTGGTCATAGTATTGTATCAGGTGCGCAAGATCGTGTAGACGAACAGGGTAACATTTTAGAGTCTTTGACATTGGCTCAGGCTTTCTTTTTAACACCTGCACAGTTTGAACGTAATGGCGGTGCTGACGGGTTTATACGCAAATTAGCCAGCGACATCAGTAATAAATTAGATGTACATATCATTGAAGACTTGCGTAATTTATTAAATGATCCGCCTGCCGCAATGGATCTTGCCGCAACTAATATACAACGTGGACGTGATGCTGGATTACCAAGTTTAAATCAAATGCGTACAGCATTAGGATTATCGGCGTACACTTCATTTAGTCAAATAACTACAGACAGCGTAGTAGCTTCCGCTTTACAAACTGCATATACTAATATTAATAATATTGATTTGTGGGTCGGAGGGTTAGCCGAAACTCCAGTTCCCGGTGCTATGGTAGGACAAACTTTTCAAAATATCATATCAAGCCAGATGATAAGACTACGCGATGGTGATGCGCTATACTGGGAAAACCAGCCATGGGCACCTGGAGACTTTGACTGGTTGCAATCTCAAACATTATCGAAAATTATACTTAGAAACACTGATACTGTTCGCATGCAACTCGATGCGTTTGTAGCTGTTGAACGTTCTGATTTATATTTGCCTACTGCTATAAATGGTGTTGATTACATTACAACTGATACTGCCGGAGGCGTTAATTATCCCGCTACGGATCCAGCGGCATTTACTTATAATATAATCAGTGGTGCTTTACCTGGCGGATTACAAATATCCGGTTCACACATCATTGGCTATCCTTATATTGTTGCCACTGATACTACATTTACATTTTGCATAAGAGCCTCTAATGGTGTAAGCATTGCTGATAGAACATTCAGCATAACTACCCGTGCTGTTAATGTTCCCACATTTGTCACAGCCGCAGGAGCATTGCCGGTAGGTATTCATCAACAACTGTACGCACTTGACAGAACTTATGTAAATTATAAAATAGAAGCATTTGATCTTGACGAAGCCCTTGGAAACATTTTAACTTATTACATAGCATCCGGAGACGGTTCTTTGCCTCCAGGTCTAAGTATGGACTCCACTGGATTGATTACCGGATACATAAAGCCTACTCTTAAAATTACACCAGCGGACGGAAAAGGCACCTACGACGAATCTACTTATGACGCTGTAGCCTACGACTTTGCCACACTGTCTACCAACGGATTTGATACATATTTTTACGATGATGTGTTTTATGATTACAATTTACCGGACGGTCAGCCTATCAGTCTTAACGTCAACTACCAGTTTAAAGTAACAGTAACAGACGGTTACAAAATAGCTCAGAGAATTTTTAGAATATTTGTAGTAGGTGATGATACATTCCGTGCTGACAACACCAGTTTGGATGGATTTGTTGGTAATCAAGGATTTACCGCAGATGCCACTTATTTGCGTCAGCCAGTGTGGTTATCTAATCCTAACTTGGGTATATTCAGAGCCAGTAACTATCTTACTATTCCAGTAGCATTGTACGATAATAATAATGTATATTATAATCAAGAAGTGATTAATCGAGAAGTCCGTGCTACCAGTATTAATATATCCAACACTGACAATTCGTTTCGTAGTAACCATCTTACAGTAACCAATGTTAAAGGCAATATTGCGATAGGACAATATATTTGTTTTGAAGGAATTATTCCTGGAGCGACCGGACAAACTTATAGAATTAGCAACGTAATTAATTTAGGTAACGGAGTTTATAGAGTATATATTTCGTCTACATTATTACAGAATATTCCAGACGGCACTATATTTTACATAGGCACACTATGCTCACTACCACCTGGTATGAGTTTTGATTTAAACACTGCGCAATTATACGGAAATGTTCCGTACCAACCAGCTATTACTACTATCTATACATTTACGTTGACTGCAACTCGTCCGGGTAATAAAGGTGATAGTCTTAGCTCAAGCAGAACATTTACTATAACAATCATAGGCGAAATAGACAGCGTAATTACCTGGAACACTCCAAGCAATCTTGGAACTATTCATGCAAACTATATTTCTACGCTACGGGTAAGTGCTACAACAACAATTTTAAATGCAGTTGTATTGTATACGGTTACTCAAGGAGTGTTGCCTAACGGGCTCACTTTAACCACCGATGGCGAAATAATCGGTAAAGTTATACAATTCCCCGACCCAGCCAACCACATATTGGGCTTAACCAGCTTTGACCATGGCAATCTAACATTCGATGTAGCCGCTACCACTGTTGATCGTTCGTATTCGTTCACTGTAGAAGCTAGAGATCAATTTGGTTACAGTGCGGTATCTCGAACATTTACAGTAAACATAGATGTACCTAACGCTATTGCCTACAGTAACATACGAGTACAGCCATACTTGAATAATACTCAACGAACTGCATTTAAGAGTTTTATGAACAACACCACAGTGTTTGCGCCACAATCAATTTACAGATCAAATGATCCAAACTTTGGATTACAATATAATCTTAGCATGGTTGCCTATGCAGGAATCCAAACCAATAGTGCGGCAAAACTTGCTTCAGCTATGGGGCTTAATCATAAACGCAAACGATTTATATTTAATAGTGTAGAAACTGCTGTAGCTTACTTGCCGGGAACTACAACAGCGGTATACGAAGTTGTTTATTTAAAAATGCTAGACCCATTAGAACCTAACGGATTACATTTGCCAACATCTATAAAAAGTAGAGGACATCAGTCCGATACCATAACTATTGATAGTGTTCCAAATTTGTGGAGTAGAAATCTGTCGGATTTGACTGCAAATGCTCCTAGCAACAGTAGACCATTAGAAGTGGTAACTGCCGATAGTACAGGGTATCAAATTAGCAATTCAAATGTAAGTAAGTTTTTCCCCAGTAGTATAACGAATTGGCAGTATCGTATTGGGCAAACCGGCCTAACAGAACGCAATTATTTGCCTTTATGGATGCGCAGTATTCAACCGGGCACTAAACAAGAAATAGGATTTGTGCTTGCCGTTCCTATTTGTTATTGTTTAGTGGGTAAAAGTGCAGGGATAAAGCTATTAATTGAAAATAGCGGGTTTGATTTTAAAGATTTAGATTACACCGTGGACCGATATATAATAGATTCTGTCACCGGTTACACAAGCGATAAATACCTAGTATTCAAAAACGATAGGATAACAGTATGACCAGTCAGATTAATTACGGTGCAATTAACACAACTTACCCAGTTGCCGGACAAGATAACAACAGTCAGGGATTTAGAGATAACTTTACAGCTATTTCAGCTGGGCTAGGTGTTGCCAAAGCAGAAATTACAGCATTGCAATCTAATACAATATTAAAAGCAGATTTAGCAACAGGCACTACCACTGTACAAAATAACATGCTAGGCAGTACAATATACAATGCATTGTATAGTCAATTTTACGGCGTATATTTTGACGGTAGCTTGTTAGGTATCAGTGCCAATGCAAATATAGATTTAACCAGTGGCCCTATACAAAAATTTAAACTGGCTGGAAATCCTACCTTAACATTTGTGAACTGGCCGTCAACTACCGGTCAATGGGCTAAAATACAAATTATTTTAGTTGGCGACGGCGCTGGAGTTAGAACTGTTAGTTTTAGTACAGAACGATCTGGCACAATTCATTATGCTACCGATTATCCAACATTGCCAGGAACTACTACTTTAGGATTTACAGTAGGAGGCGAAGGAGTTGACAGTATTCAAGTAACCAATGCTAACATTAATAGTACTCCTAATTCTGGATACACTACACCGGCAACCATAAGTTTTACTAGCCCGGTATTGTCAGGCGGTACTAGCCCTACAGCAACGGCTGTATATCAAATCGTTAGTGCAACTGTATCAGTTGGTGGCACAGGTTTCCAAGTTGGCGATCAATTGGCTATCGATGCACACAGCGATGTTATTTTACAAGTAGCCACAATTACACAAGGTACAGGTGCAATCACAGCATTTACCGTAGTTAGCAGTGGTACATTGAATCGACCATATCCAGGTACATATACTTTAACAGCAATTAGCGGATCGGGTGTCAACGCAAAAGCTACAGTATCTAACGGAATAAAATCTATTAATCTTACTTCTGCAGGAGATGGTTATACTACTGTTGCTCCAACTGTTACCATTAGTGCGCCTACTGCTGGAGTAACTGCTACCGCGGTTGCAACATTAACATCTAGTACTAGTAACAATATCAAAGTGATTGAAGCATGGACATACGACGCCGGTACTAATGTTTACATTAAATATTTAGGCGAGTATCATTAATGCATCCATTGGCAGGCGATCTTAGTGCTTTAAAAGATTCCGAGTTAGAAAATAAAATCAATGATCTAACTCGAAAGTATTTTTTGACTAATAATTTTGGTGTGCAACAACAAATAAGTACTTTGCTGGATACCTATAAAGCAGAAACAAGCAAACGACGTCAAGCCGAATATGAAAAAATGATGTCTAGCCGTGATAAAGGACTTGACAAACTGATCAATATCAGTTAAACTAGGTAAATGCGCCTAGACAAATACAGTAATCCAATCTTTGAAGAACACGATTTATTTGATGCCATTTATAATGGATATCAATTTAATGTGGACGACACCATGATTGTTGAACGCACTGATGCTGTAAAACAACTAGAAGAACAAATTGGTTTTAGATTTGTTACGCCATACGAAACTCACAATAATATCCAAGATTACGACAGGGCCAGTCAACAACTTTGGTTTATGCCCAAGGACTACTGTGCAAATCTAGTAGAAATGTTATACGGAATGTGTACTACTCCAGAACAAACAACCAGAGTTAGCGAAGAATTAGAAGCATTTATAGCGCACGGCATGATGGATTTATTGTACTACCTTAAATATTTGGTAGATACTTTAGAAGAAAAAGAAATTCTATGGGGTGTAGGCAGAGGGTCGAGTGTAGCAAGTTATGTGTTATATTTGATAGGAGTTCATAAAATAGATAGTTTAGCCTATAATTTAGACTGGCGTGAATTCCTGAGATAAGTACTATTATAATCCAAGGAGATTAATATGGCAATGAAAGAACAACCAAAAACTGTTTACCGCAGTATGCAAGGTAAAGAAATTGATATGAATAAGTTAATTAACTTAAATGAAACAACACCTGCTGTTGGCAACATGCGAGTTAATGCCCGTGGCGATGAATTAGGCGCAGGTGGAAAAATTGTACGCAAGCGTGAAGAAATTATTGCCGCTAGCAATGCTCCAGCACCAGTTCCAGATCAAGTCAACATACGTGCAGTACCGCCCGCACCAGTTGTTGCAGTACCACCTGTAGCACCGACTATTATTGTTAAAAAAGATGTTTCTGATCAAGATCCAGAAGGGAAAGAGTAATGATGGATTCAAAAGGTATTGGCCACGTAGGATTTAAACCCACAGTACAAGGCAAAATTTTGCCCATACGTGACAACGTGTTTGTTACCGACATGAGTTTTGACGAACAAATTAGTGCCGGTGGTATTTACATACCTAGCGATGATGGTAAGACTGAAGGTATCAAACCTCGTTGGGGGCGAGTATATGCTGTTGGCCCGCAACAAAAAGATATCAAAGTAGGCGAATGGATCCTTATTGAACACGGTCGTTGGACTAGAGCTATCACTGTGGAAGAAACTGACGGTACTACACGCAAAATATTTCGTGTAGACACCAATTGTATGTTGATGTCAGCTGATGACAAGCCAAAGGAACTGTCGTTTGGGTTGACCTCTATTGATTTAAGTCCTCCAGAATACGATTTCCATCCAAAATAATACACTCACTTCGAGTAACAGGACTATTGACTAGTCCTGTTTTCACCTGTACAATATAAACTATATGTTAAATTACAATGATCCAGAGATGGATGAACTTTACCACAGGCAATTAGAATTTGCTTCCATGATGATGGAACAACATGGTGCTATGGCTGTAGCCGCTATTATGATGACACAGGCCTTAAGCATTTATCGAACTGCCTTAGACGAACTCGACTATCACAATATGGTTGACACTATTTCAAAAAATCGAGATCAAATTAAAAAACTTACACCGGACATACTATAATGACAAATCCTTTTCGCGATCAAGAAAAATTTATGAAAGCCTGCGATCAAACAGTAGGTGATTGGAATGAAGATCAATTTAACATGTATCTTAAATTGATTGAAGAAGAATGTAAAGAACTGGTCCTAGCACTTAATCACAAGGACAGGGTCGAAACACTTGACGCACTACTAGACATTGTAGTAGTATGTATTGGTGCCATGCATAGTATGGGCGCAGATTCAGAAGGCGGCTGGAAGGAAGTAATGAATACAAACTTTGCTAAGATTGATAAAGAGACCGGCAAGGTTCGTAAGCGTGAAGACGGGAAAGTACTAAAACCAGTTGGTTGGACTCCGCCGAATTTGAAACAGTTTGTTAAGGATACAGAATGAAGCAGTTATGGGTAGAAAAATATCGTCCGAAGACACTAGACGACTATGTGTTTAGGGACGAAGGCCAAAAGAAACAAATTAAATCATGGATTAAAGATGGCAGTATTCCACATTTATTGTTAAGCGGTAGCCCAGGCATTGGCAAAACTACTCTAGCTAAAGTTCTGATGCAAGAACTAGGTATTCCAGACTTTGATATTTTGGAAGTTAATGCTAGTCGTGATACTGGTATTCGCGAAGTTGTTAGAGAAAAGATTACTAACTTTGTGCAAATGATTCCGTTTGGCCCATTTAAGGTTGTGTTATTAGACGAAGCCGATCGACTTAGTCCGGAAGCACAAGACGCACTTAAAGGCGTCATGGAAGAATACAGTGATCACAGTAGATTTATCTTAACTTGCAACACTCCTAACAGGATTGTGCCAGCACTACACAGTCGTTGTCAACAAATGCATTTTGCCAGCATTGACCAAACTGAATATACAGCTCGGGCGGCTACTATTCTAGTAGAAGAAAATATTGAGTTTGATCTAGATACCTTAGATACTTATGTTAAAAGCGTATATCCGGATTTGCGTAAGTGTATTAATCTGTTACAACAACACAGTATGGAAGGCAAACTGATGAGTCCGCAGACCAGCGACAGTGGAGTAAGCGATTATAAAGTCGAAATGGTTGAATTGTTTAAAGCAGGTAAGATTTCCGATGCTAGGAAATTGTTATGCGGTCGTGCTCGTCCAGATGAAATGGAGGATATCTATCGCTGGTTGTATGATAATATCACATTGTTTGGCGAAGAAGCTACACAAGACAAAGCTGTCTTGATCATTAAACAAGGTCTAGTAGACCATACGTTTGTTGCAGATCCAGAAATTAATCTGGCGGCAACACTGATCCGACTAGGTCATTTATCCTAATAAAAAAGGGCCGCAAAGGCCCTTTTTAATGACTATCTAAAGCGTTGCCGCTTTATTCTCCATAAACCGCTAACACCTCCTTCACGGCATTATGGCGTTCGATGTCACGAGCATCAAATTGAATAATATCAATGTGCTCTAAATATTCTTTTTTGGCAATTAGGTTACAAAAATCAATTAACCCATTGTCGTTTATTCTATCTGCTTGAGCTAGATCTCCTGTCACTACCATCTTAGAGCCCTCTCCTAAACGGGTTAGTAGCATTTTCATTTGATTAACTGTGGCATTTTGCATTTCGTCAGCGACGATATAAGCATTTTTAAATGTGCGGCCGCGCATATAAGCAAGTGGACTTATTTCAATAACACCTTCCTCCAACATGTTGGCTATTTCTTTCTTTTGATAATATTCGCCCAAGACATCGAATATAGGTCTTGTCCAAGGTGCCATCTTTTCATTCAAGTCACCTGGTAAGAAGCCTAAATCCTCATCTACGGACACGGCGGGTCTTGTTACCACGATTCTGTCAACTTTGCCTTCCTGAAACAATTTAATACCAAACTGTACGGCTAGCATGGTTTTACCCGTGCCGGCAGGTCCGATAGCAAGTACTATGCTAGTGGATTCTTCGTATAATTTGCTAAGATAAAGTTTCTGATTAGCATTACGTGCATTAATATTAACACGTTGCTTTTTTGCCGGAAGATACGGCTGGAAATCAATGATATTAACTTCTGATGTAAAACGCTTTTTCACTCGTTGTTTACTCATCTAGTTTAGCTCCTACTTTACTGGTTAAAGTAAGACTTGCAGTGACCGCCCTGATAACTACAGAGGTCCTACACTATTATTTAACGAATACACAGAATAATAAACTGTTATGTTATCGTTTCAAACCAGCTAAATAAGTATACAAGTTTCTGGAACCCAACATGCATGATATTTTAGACGTAATACAGAACATACAAGATTTATACGAAAACAACAGTAGTCTGGCTGTGCTTAAAGACTTTGAACGTGTGTTAGACGAGATGGATACGTATGTGTACGAAAACTGGGAAGAAGGCGAATTAGCTTATGGACCACGTGTGGATCGTCATTGGATCACAGCTGGGTTTATGTGGCCGCAAAATAAAATGCCTGACCCCACTGCTGGTAAGCGTCTAATGGAATTAGGTTGCAAAATCAGTTATCAAAAGAGTCACTTAATAGAGCCGCGCAAAATTCGTACAGCAGAAGACATTCGTCCTAACAGCAAAAAAGGTCGTTTAGACCGTCATCCTATTTGGATTGTAGAAATCCAAATGCCTAAAAAGATTGCATTTGATATCTACAAAGGTTATATGGACAAGATGAAAAATGAAGGCAAAACAGCAGAAGCACCTAAGTCTGCTGTGGCCGCCAATGCCGCAGGCGCACCGGCACCAACTGCACCAGGTATGACTCCGGGAGCAGGCCCTGCGCCGACACCAGGAATGACTGCTCCGCCCGGTGGTGCTCCAGCACCAGCTCCAGTTTAAGGATTAACATGCAATTAACAGAAAGTTTACGTGCTGGAGATCTTGAATACTTGGTTAAAAAAGTATTTGGCATCGATGCGTTTAAAAGTAAAATTGGGGATGACGATCAAGTCGTTGTTGTAAGTTTTGAAGTCAAACACGAAGATGCCGCTAAGGATCTTGAAAATTTTATTGAAATGGGATATAGTTTTGTACTAGATGCAGATTGTACAGCAGGCGAAACTGATGACGGAAGTTATTTTGTATTTGTAGAATTAGAGCGCGGCAGACATATTGCTGAACAAATATTAGAAATATTAGAAGGTGTTAAAAAATTAGCTAATCTTGATCACATGCGATTTAGATATTTTAAAAATTTTAAAAGCCAAGAAGCTAATATTGAAAATATTAATATAGCAGTTCCACAAGATAAAGATTCTTACGAACTTGCTACTAAACGAAACACTATGGATAATTTCCAAGAGTTTTTTAAGAATAGCTATGCTGACGAAATTAAACTTATAGATGAAAGCATTAGTTTTACTAGACCTTATAGTGGAACAGTGACTTTTGATATTGTAGCCAGTGGTAATAAAAACAAAGTATACGACAGCATTAAAGGCCCAATTGTTTTAGAAAGCAAAGATATGGCCGAAGTTATGTTTTTAACTAAGGTCATTGGGAATTACAATATTAATAAAATTAGTAATACATTTATATTTGAAAATAATGGCTGGGCAGTTGCCCTTGAAAGGAAATAAGATGAGCGATTTTAAATTTGATTTTACACAAGCAAAGTTCGAAGCAATTATTGGTAAAAACCCTTATGCTGAACATTGGTTTGAAGCGTTATGCGAAATACTTCCAGACTATGACATCGATACAGTGCCACGTGTTGCGGCCTTCTTAGCACAGTGCGCACACGAGTCAGGCGGCTTTAAAGCAATTAAAGAAAATTTAAATTACAAAGCCGCAAGTCTTTGTAAAGTATGGCCACGTTATTTTCCTAACATGGATGTTGCCAATGCCTATGCACAACAACCAGAAAAAATTGCCAATAGAGCATACGCTAATCGCATGGGCAACGGCCCAGAAGAGTCAGGCGATGGTTGGAAGTTTTGTGGACGCGGACTTATTCAGTTAACTGGTAAAGACAACTATAGCCGTTATGCCGCAAGCACAGAGCAAACGCTAGACGAAGCAAGCGAACACTTAACTACATTCGAAGGTTGCGTACAAAGTGCCGCTTGGTTTTGGGAAGCCAACAATTTAAATCAATACGCAGACAGTGGCGACATCCTAACAATGACCAAACGTATTAACGGCGGGACATTGGGCTTAGAAGATCGTCAAAACCATTATACTCACGCATTACACATTCTACAAGGATAATGTATGGGTCAGATTCAGTGGATAATTAGTCTGATTCCGGACGCAATACTCAACTGGTTGTATTGGTTAATTATTGCTGTAGGTATTAGTGGAATTGCGGCCAGTTGGCTAGGGCGATGGATTCCTTTTTATGGCAATTACGTGAGGTTTTTAAAACCCGTTGGTGTAGTATTACTTGTGTTGGGTGTATGGTTACGTGGCGGATACGACACTGAAATGCGCTGGCGAGCTAAGGTAGAAGAAGCTCAAGCAAAAGTTGCCAAAGCTGAGGCTGAAAGCCAGCAAGTTAATACTAAATTGGAGCAAGAGCGTAAAAAGAAAGCAATTATCAGAAAAGAATACATTACTACCGTTAAAGAGCGTATTGTTAAAGAAGCACAGATTATTGACGCAGAATGTAAAGTTGCTCCAGAAGTAATTAAAGATCTAAACGATGCCGCTAAAAATCCTATGAAAAAAGGAAGTGTTACTATTGAGGAGGTTAAAAAATGAAACACCTTATTATAGTAACTGCATTGTTAATTACAGGTTGCACCACAGTACCAGTAACTGTAAAATTTCCAGATGTTCCTAAAGATATGTTAGTAGCATGCCCTGATTTGAAACAAACAGCGGAAACTACCAAGTTGAGCGAGGTTTTGCCGGTAGTTGTTGACAATTACGGGCAATATTATGCTTGTAAGGACAGCGTAGACAGCTGGATTGACTGGTATAACAGCCAGAAAAAGATATTTGACAGTATCAAATAAATACTACTATTAAGCCAACAGGAGCGAACTATGGCAGACCAAGTGACAAGCGAATCAAAAAAAGAAGATTGGATGAATTCCAAGTGGCGTCCAATGATGGGCTGGATGTATATGCTAGTCTGTACCATGGACATGATTGTATTTCCAATCTTATGGAGCCTATTACAAACATTTACCCATACACAAATTACACAATGGAATCCATTGACCTTGCAAGGTGCTGGTTTATTCCACATTGCAATGGGTGCAGTGTTAGGTATCGCGGCATTTGGTCGTACACAAGAAAAACTAAACGGAGCAAACAATGGCGGAGCACAAGTACCGGCACCAACAACAGGATTTGCGAGCGGGGCTCCAGCATTTAGCCCACCTACAACAGGAGGATTCAGTTCCCCCAGCACAGGTTTTGGGTCAGCACCACTTGGCGGGAACACAGCAAGTAGCTTTACGCCGCCAGCAAGTTGGGGGACAACACCAACCGTAGACACAACTGCAAGTGGTAAAAAGATTGTGCCAGATTTTGGCCAACCAGCAATATAAGGAAATTAAAATGAAAAAATTATTAGCGGCATTATATATTGTAGGCATTTATTCAGTTTGCCTAGTAGCTACTACTGGCATGGCTTATGCAGGTGGAGAGACTAAAGAAGTTTGCACACCAAAAGTGGACAAAGCAGGCAAGGCAGTAATGGATAAGAAAACTGGCAAGCAAGCCGAAGATTGTAAAAAAATCAAAGTTCACAAGAAAGTCGAAGGCGAAGCAGTTCCAGACAAGAAAAAGTAATCCAAATACTTGACAGGCTCCGCTTAAGATAGTATAATTACTATTATTAACGGAGCCTTTTTTACGACTATGACTGATTATTACCAAACACTAGGCATTAACGAAAATGCTAGCCCGGACGAAATTAAAAAAGCATACCGAACTTTGGCTAATAAACATCATCCAGATAAGGGTGGTGATCAAGCCAAGTTCAAAGATATTAGTGTTGCATACGACAACCTAAGCGATCCACAAAAGAAAGCTGAATACGACCATCAGCGACAATACGGTGGACAGCAATTCCACTTCAATACTGGCAATCCATTTGATCCGTTTGGCAATATGTTCGGAGGCGGAAGCCCTTTTCCACAAGGTCATCCATTTGCGGACATATTTGGCGGACATCGAGGTCAAATGCGACGCAATCGAGATTTAAATATTCAATGTCAGATCACATTACTAGATTCTTATGTTGGAAAACAGCTTGAAGCAAATTATAAATTACCAAGTGGTCGGACTCAAACTGTAGTTATTAATGTGCCGGCTGGTATACAGCACGGTGAAACTATTCGCTATGGCGAGTTAGGCGACGATAGTATGCCTGGTGCGCCGCGAGGTAATCTTAATGTTACTATAGTAGTATTGCCAGATCAAAATTACAAACGTCAAGGCGACGACTTGTATACAACGGTACATATCAATCCTATTGAAGCAATGATAGGTTGCAAAAAAACTGTTAAAATTATCAATGGAACTAAACTTGATTTAGATATACGCCCTGGAGTGGAATCCGGAGTAGAATTTGCCAGTGCTGGTAATGGATTTCAAAATGTAAACCATGGCGGCAGGGGTAGGTTTGTTAGTGTAATTAATATTAAAGCACCTTCTATAGAAGATCCAGCTCTCGTGGCAAAACTACGTCAGATAAACGATGAAATTAGTAAAATTTCCTGATCCTATACTTAAACAAAAAGCTGTAGATTGGAATTTTGAAACAGACTTAAATGCAAAAGAAGTCGAAGTTGACATGGTTCAACTTATGATTGAAAGTAAAGGTATTGGTCTTGCGGGAAACCAAGTGGGATTACTCAAAAGAGTGTTTGCCATACATCTTAAAGACCAAGTTCCTTTTTGCATGTTCAACCCGTATATCTTACATGGAGACAACGACATGGTTGAAGATAATGAAGGATGTTTGAGCTTTCCGGAATTATTTTTAAAAGTTCCACGTCATAATAATATTACTGTCGGATACCTTGACAGACAAGGAAATAAGCGTATAATAGAACTAACTGGAATAGATTCAAGATGTTTTCAACATGAACTAGACCATTTGGATGGTATTTGTTTTACAGAACATATTAGTCCATTAAAACTAGCACTAGCTAAAAAGAAATTATTAAAGAAAAAGGGAAGAAAGTAATGGTTGAACCAAGTGATAACCTACAAGCAGTATTTGAAAAAGCAATTGAAACTGCAAAAAAACTACATCACGAATACCTGACCATAGAGCATATTCTATTAGCAATGCTATCAGAAGATAACTTTAAAGAATGTATTAAAAACTTTGGATCCAATGCCGACGATCTTAAAAAAAATCTCACTACTTATTTGAACAATAACTGCGGTGAAATAGTAGTCCAAGATGTTGTGGTCAAACCTCGCAAGACACAAAGTGTAGAACGTGTGCTTAATCGTGCATTTACCCAGGTGTTGTTTAACGGACGTCAACGTATAGAAAGTACAGATGTGTTTATTGCCATGATGGGTGAAAAACGCAGTTGGGCTCATTTTTATATTCAGCAAGCTGGCATTGACCGCGATAAATTTGCCGACTTTATCAACAACAGCGTTGAAGAAGTTTCAGACGACGAAGCTCCTGAAAGCAATACACTAACTAGAGCACTTGCGGCATTTACTACTAATCTTAACGATCAAGTTACTAAGAACAAAATTGATCCTGTTATTGGACGTATTGACGAACTTGAAAATATTAGTTTGGCCTTAGGTCGTCGCAGTAAGAACAACGTGATTCTTGTAGGAGATCCTGGTGTAGGTAAGACTGCTATAGCAGAGGGACTTGCTTATAATATCGTCAAGGGTGCTGTTCCAGATTTCCTAAAAGAATACAAAGTATACAGTTTGGATATTAGTGCCATGTTGGCTGGCAGTAAGTACCGCGGAGACTTTGAAGAACGTTTTAAACATGTTATCAAAGCTCTGCAAAAGAAAGGTAAGACTGTGCTGTTCATCGACGAGGCACATATGATCTCTGGCGCAGGATCTGCTGGTAATTCAGCTAATGATCTCGCTAACATGATGAAACCTGCTCTAAGCAAAGGCAACATTAAAGTTGTGGCCAGTACTACTTGGGAAGAATATCGCAAGCACTTTGAAAAGGATCGTGCGCTGATGCGTCGTTTTCAACGCATTACTGTTGACGAGCCTACTCAAGAAATGACTTACAGTATCTTGCAAGGTATTAAGAAGTATTACGAGTCATTCCACAATGTCAAGATTCGTAATGATGCACTACAAGCGGCTATTAAGTTAAGCGTTAAATATCAAGCTGATAAGAAACTACCAGATAAGGCTATTGACCTAATCGACGTAGCATGTAGTCGCTTTAACTTAAAGATGGCAGATGATCGTGTTATTGGAGAACGTGAAATTCAATATGAGCTTGCTAAGATGGTTGCTATGCCCGAAGAGCAAATCATGGAAAGTGAAAGTTCAAGCATTGCCAAACTGCAAGATAACGTGAATGCCGATGTGTTTGGTCAAGATAATGCTATTGAAGAAATTGTAGACAAAATTATCGTTGCTCAAGCTGGACTTAAACCAGAGAACAAGCCCGTTGGTAGTTTTGTATTCATGGGCCCGACTGGTTGCGGTAAGACTGAAACGGCCAAAAGTCTGGCTAAACACTTAGGTACCAAGTTGTTACGTTTTGATATGAGTGAATATCAAGAAAAGCACAGCATCAGTAAACTGATCGGTAGCCCTCCAGGTTATGTTGGCTTTGAAGAAAATGCAGGCTTGCTGATTACACAGATTCAAGAGAATCCCAATGCTGTTCTGTTGTTTGACGAAGTTGAAAAGAGTCATCCAGATGTCAGCACAGTATTGTTGCAAATGATGGATAATGGTTTTATTACTGGTTCAAACGGCAAACGTGCTGACTGTCGTAACATTGTGCTAATTCTTACAACCAATGCTGGTGCGCAGGACGCTGAAAAGAACAATATCGGCTTTGGTAGTCAAGAAAAAGACTACAGCGATAAAGAACTTAAGAAATTCTTTGCACCAGAGTTCCGTAATCGTTTAGATGCCGTTATTACATTCAACAAACTTGGTAAAGAAACTGTTGTTAAGGTAGTAGATAAGTTTATTGACGAGATGCGTGACCAAGTTAAAGAAAAAGGTATCCGTATCAAGATTGATAAAGAAGCTACCAACTGGTTAATCGACAACGGCTTTGATAAAAAGATGGGTGCTCGTCCGCTACAACGTGTTATCGACAAAGAAATTAAACGTCCTTTGGCAAAAATGATGTTGTTCGGAGATCTTAAGAATGGTGGTTGGTTAACTATTACTGTCCAAGAAGGTAAAATTTCATTGGCGGCTAAACCTAAGTTGCCTAAGACTCCATTACTGATGGTAGATACAGCAGAACATGCAGTACAAGGTAACTAAAAAACTATTCAACGGCATATATCAGTACAAAATTGTGCTGACATGTGCCGGATCGAGCCTATTTAGGCACAGTGATCTAGATACTGTATATAAAAACTTATTGGAAATTACAATACCACATCAGCCTAAGCCAAATCAATTTGGTTACAGGCACGGTGGTATCAGTAATCAAGAAGACTTAGACTATGCTTTTCAATTGCAAAAAGTATTATCTAAAATGTCGGATATAGACATCAGGGTAGAAAGTCCATGGCTCAGTATCTACAGTAATAAGCTGGTGGATATTAATAAATTAGCCAAGATTAGCACGGATCATGTGAAATACATTAGTAAGCCGCCGGATAATACTACGCTAGATTCGGGCACTGTAATTATGCCCAAAATGAATTATGATTTTCGTATTACCCTAGGTAAAACTACCCAAGAGCATGGTGCATTTGTGGAGTGGGCAGAATCTAACAAAAAACTTAAACTAACAAAGAGTTGTGTTAAAGATCTGCACAAGCCGCGCAGTTGGGGTGGCACACATTTTTACGTCACTGGGGACAACAATTTGCTTATGGCCCGTATGCATTTGGGCGGTAGTATTAGCAAAGTAGAGCGTATCATTAAAAACTAAAGCCCTGCAAAAGCGATAAATACTCTAACCGCAGAGATTTCTGCTGATTTAATAATTTGGGCTTAAAAATGCGTATAAATGAACTATTAGAGGGCAAATACTTCGACGATATGAAGTTTATCAAACCTGTAGAAGGTGGTGGTAGAGAATTAAACTTTGATCTTGCCGAAGACTTAATACACTTCATGCACAACGATGATGATGTATATCGTCGTCATGTATTTCCAAGCCTAACCCGTTGTATTGATAAAAAAGGTGAAATAAGCAGTAAAGTATTTCGCCCAGCAGTAGAAAACAGTTATCACGCCTATGTGAAAAAATTTCCTATCCGCGAGCTACCCCCACAGTTAGACGAAAAACTTTGCAATGATATTTGCAAAAAAATGTTAGAAGACACCAAAGAACACCTATCTAACGGCAAGTATAAGGATTAATCGTGCTGTTAAGAGAAATGTTCTATTATGAAGGCAAAGCTATTGCTGTTAATGACGACAGCATGGAAAAGTACGGCAGACCTTTTAATCATCCAGAGCATTTAGTATTTTTCAAAGGTGTTAATGGTACGCTAGAAGCACTTAACCACTTTAAAGAAATTGCTAGCGAAAAAGCTGGACAAACTACCGTCAGACGCAAGTGGGATGGCAATCCACAAGTATATTGGGGACGTGAAAAGAAAGGCGGGCCTTTGATACTTGCTGGACACAACCAATGGGGACGCGGTGTTAAGAGCGACAGTGCCGAAGGTGTGTACGATTTTATTGCCAATCAAAGTGGTAATGCCAAAACTCCTGAAGAGCAACAAAAGCGTCAACAGTTTGCCACTAACTTTAGTAATTTATATCCGCTATTTGATGCCGCAACTCCTAAAAACTTTGTAGGATTTGTGTATGCAGATGCATTGTTTGGTGTAGATCCTGCTCTTAATAAACGTCTTGCGCCCAAGACCGCAGAGTATCCACAGGGTGTTTGGGAATTTAGCCCCAACCCATTAAGCAATACAACATATCATGTAGACGCTGGTAGTGAACTAGGACAACGTATTACACAGGCCAAGGTCATGGTTGTAGGGCATGCAACATTTCCATCGTTTGGTGCAGACGATCGTTCACAACAGCCTAAAGATAGTTTTGAAGAATTTAATGGCACACCGGGACTTATTGTACAAGGGCCTATCTATACAGATGCCGCACCTGCCGCGGACATTAGCGCAGTAGATGGTATGATCGAATACACAAATAAACATGCCGCAGTCATAGATGGTTTCTTAAATAGTTTGCCTGATGCTGATAAGAATGGAATATTTTATCCTTTCTTCAATGACATGAGCAACAAACACGCTAATGCAGAGCAAGACTTCGGTACTATCTCAGGCGCAACATTTACCAACTGGATGACCAGTAAAGGTAAAAGTCCTAAAAAGATTCAGCATATCATTGACATGATACAGGCACATCCTGGCGGATTAGATGCTATACTATTTTTAATCAAAGGCATACGCAACATGAAAGATACTGTGGATGCCGCCATCAAACAACAACCACGCAAAGAAATTTGGGATACACACGGCGAAGGTCATGTACGCTATGCACAAAAAGGTCATAAGTACGGCAACATTAAAATTGTTCCTACAACATGGGCTCCTGGTAAAAAGCCAGTTACAGCACCGGAGGCACCACAGTGAAATTAAGACAGTTATTCGAAGCGCATCATAAAGCTACTGCGGCATTTTGCTTTGGTCGCTTTAATCCTCCACATCAAGGACACATGGAAGTATGGAATGCCGTTAAACATGCTGGTCACAAATGGTTTATTGGAACTAATCCCGGAACTATTGGTCCTAATGATCCATTGCCATACGATTTAAAAACAGCATGGATGACTGCTATTGATCCTCAAATCAAAGGACACATTCTAGGCGAACAAAGTGTTGTTACATTAGCCGCTAAGATATATCAACAAGTAGGCGATGGCGCTACCATTGCCTATGTTACAGATAGTCAAGATTGGGCATGGGCAGGCAAACTACTGCATCAATACAATGGCAAAGAAAGTACTCATGGTTATTTTAATTTTGCTAAAATCATACACGTAGAAAGTCCCCGTGTAAGTAGTGCCACTGCATTACGCACTGCCGCTCGTGCGGGAGATATGAAGGCGTTTTATCAAGCCGCTGGCACCAATCCAGATTTAGCAGTAAACGGTCAACACTATTACGACACAGTAGTTGCCGCAGTAGGACAGCATCCAGAAAAAGTTAAGAAAGTTAAGAAAGAAAAACCGGTTATAGAGCCAGCGGCAGAAGGATTAATGTCACTACTGGCAAAACAAGCACCTAAAGTGGTCAAAAAACCAAGTACTAGCTTGGCAGATGTAAGAGCCGCAGTTGCTAGAGATAAAGAACTATCCGATGCTCTTCCGCCTCCGCATATAAGAATGTATCTACAACGTATAAAAGATGCCAACAGCAAAGGTGTACAACCACAATTTAGTTCTAGTGAATATGCTTCGTTGGAGCAATGGATTAAACAACAGCAGATGTACAAAGAAAATTCGATTAAATATGCTAACAAGATAATAAGAGAAATGCGAGCACATCAGTTTGTAAAAGAAGGGTCAGTGGGCAAGGGCGGAACAAAACCCATAGATGTTGAGAAAAAAACAGCCATGAAAAATACGTCCACAATACCAGGCTTGAACATGGCAACTGGCAGCATGTATAAAAATTATCGCATGGGTATTGCGCTGGCCGGTGCTCCGGACTACCCGACAAAGATGGCAGCTGATAATTGGATCGGAGGAGACCCGCTGATTTCCAGCTACACTGAAGAAGAATATGAAATGGTCAAAGCTGCCGCTTTGCAAGTAGGTGCTGGAACTATAGAAAACTGGAGTGGTAAACGTAGCGAAGAGATGGCAGACGTTAACAAAGCCAGCGCAGTTGCCAAGCCTAAAAAGAACAAGTACGGTATATAATATGCGAGCAAAAGAATTTTTACCTGAAAGTGCCAGTGCCAAGTCACACGGTAAGTTTGCCAGTTTGAGCAAAGATGTGGATGCGGCACTGCCAGGTGTATGGGTACAACGTCAATTGCGAAATACCGATCCATATATGCAATATCGCTATGGACTAGCTGTTGCGGCGGCCCGTGCTGATGCGGCTGGTCATGTGTCATTTGAACAAGAAAGTCCATGGGCAGAAAATTTAACCATTGTTGGATTTAGTCCAGAGGATGAAGAAGTAGTCAAATTGGCAGATAAATTAATGGGCG